TAGTAGAGGCGTATGAAGCAGCAAATGAACCGCCAGAGCGAGTGCTAGAGAATGGCAGATTGCTGTGGCTCCGAAGGACTGAGGGAGAGCTATGGCAACCGCCAGTAAAGGTAAACGTAAGTTAACAGTTAGACAGGTGGCGTTGAGGAAACAACATAAAAACCAGTATACTTTACCTGTTAAGAAAGGTTACCATAGGCACCACATTGTACCTTTCCATGCAGGTGGGAAAGTACATCCTTGGAATGAAGAGTATGTAAGACCTCACGAACACGCTAACAAACATCTTCTTAGATGGGTAGAAACAGGAGATGTATGGGATTATCTAGCATATGCTGCTTTGATGGGTTGGTCTTTTAATACAGGTAGGTTACTGCAAGCTGCTGGAAGTAAAGGAGGGACACGCACTAAAGGAATGGTCTTAAATAAAGAGATACAAACTTCTTTCCAACGTGATACTGAATTAGCTTCAAGGGCTGGTAAGTTAGGCGGTAAAATAGGTGGCCCCGCTGCTCTAAAGAAACTATTATTGAAGAACCCGAATAATCAGAGAGATGCAGGTATAAAAGGAGCAAAGACTCAGATTTATATGCAACAGATGTGTTCTTGTGGTTTTATATGCAGACCATGTAATATGTGGCGACACCAGAAAGCACATAATCATGAAGGGAGTACACGGAGTGAAAGCAAAACACCTATCTAGACATCAAGTTGGTTTAAAGACGGGATTTCGGAGCGGGCTTGAAGAGACAGTATCAAAGCAGTTAGACAAGTTGCATATACCTTACACTTATGAAAAGAAGGTAATCAAGTATGTCAAACCAGCTAAAGACTGTAGATACACACCTGACTTTGTTATCACCAGTAACAACATCATTGTTGAGACTAAAGGAAGATTCTTAGTTGCAGATCGTATGAAGCATTTGTACATCAAGGCTCAATACCCTGAGTATGACATACGGTTTGTGTTCAGTAACAGTAAAGCAAGGCTATCTAAGACTAGCAGCACTACATACGCAGATTGGTGTGTACGCTACGGGTTCAAGTATGCTGATAAGTTGATACCGCCTGAGTGGTTAATGGAGAAACAATATGAGGTTATTTCTAGTAGGTCTATCACTGCTGATGGCAGCAGCTAACCTGTTTGGCTTTGCATCTATTGAGTGGTGGTTAGTGTTTACACCTATTGCTATCTCAGTGTTGCTACAGGTTATGGTTGTCGTTGTTGCAGTAGCTATCGCGTTGAAAAGCGCATAACAAAGGTGGTCTTATATGAGTTCAGCTAAGATAGTATGGGCTACACCTGATGCAGAGAATGTAATGGCATACTGCGCTCGTGTAAGTAACCCTAAGAATCAGGATAACGTAGCTACATCAGGTAAGCTGTTGAAGTACTGCTTGAAGCATAAACACTTCAGTGTCTTTGAGACAGCTAATGTATGCTTGGAGATAACTACTACTCGTGACATTGCTAGGCAGATACTACGGCATCGTAGCTTCAGTTTCCAAGAGTTCAGTCAGCGATATGCAGAGGCTGATTCATGGGAGTTTAGTGAATGCCGTATGCAGGATGAAGATAATCGTCAGAGTAGCTTAGAGACAGAGGATCGTGATCTAACACGCTGGTGGGCAGATGAACAGGGATCTGTGTTGTGGCACGTAAAGAATGTGTATACAGCAGCATTGAAGCTAGGGATTGCAAAGGAGGTAGCTCGTAAGGTATTACCTGAAGGTATGACTAACAGCACGATGTACATGAATGGTACTATCCGTAGTTGGCTGCATTACATTGAGGTACGTACAGACGAGGCTACACAGAAGGAACATCGTATCGTAGCTAATCTGATTAAGGCTCAGATAGCTAAGGTAGTACCTAACATTATGGAAGAACTAGATAAGAATCATGGACATTGATTACTACCAGGATAAAGCAGTATCTTTCCTGTTACCGCAGTCTCAGAACCTTGAATACTTAATGACAGGGTTAGCTGCGGAGGCTGGGGAGACTTGTGGGCACTACGCTAAACAGATCAGAGACAAAGTAGACAAACGTGAGTTGATCTTGAAGGAGCTAGGTGATGTACTGTACTTTGTAGCTGCTATTGCTCATATGTACAGTGTTGATCTTAGTGAGATTGCTAATAGTAACATTGATAAGCTAACAGGCCGCATCAAACGCGGTACACTACAAGGATCAGGCGATGAGCGATGAATTGAGCTATACAACATTCACACAAGTAGGGGATGAAGAACAGATTACCTTTACACTTGAGAACACTGATGGAGTACCTTGGACTAAACTTCTAAGTGGCTTTGTACGGTTTCTAAGTGCTGTTGGTTATGGTGGCGTTGAAGAACGTATTGCAATCAAAGATGATGGCTTCTTGTTAACAGGTGAATGGGCAGGCCTGACCTTTGATGACGTAGAGCTTTCAAGTAAGGTATGCAAAGATGAATCTATTTTCAACACAGAAGATGATGACTATGATGAGAGACTAGATGGGCTATGAACTAAAACTGAAGATAGACATAGATGAAGAGATACAGGAAAACATTGTCTTATTCGCTTTAGCTGAACACTATGACAAGTTGGTTAGTAGCATAGAAGCAGCTACTACACCAGATGAAATCAAGCAGTTAACTAAGGTAATGAAGGCAATGACTACTGTGTATAAGCATCTACACCCTAACGCTTGGTCACCAGATAAGAGTAATTGATTATTATGACAACACCTATACGAATCTTAGCCCTCCCTGATACTCAATGTAAACCAGGTGATTCAGTTGAACATCTGACATGGGCAGGTAAAGCTATCTGTGATTATCGTCCAGATGTTGTTGTACATTTGGGTGACCACTGGGATATGCCTAGTCTTAGTAGTCATGATAAAGCAGGTAGTAAGTACTTTGAAGGTAAACGCTACCTTGCTGATATCGAAGCTGGTAACCTTGGTATGAAAGCTCTATTAGCTCCTTTGAAAGCACTACAGGTTAAGCAGAAACTAGATAAACATAAGGTGTACAAACCTCGTATGGTGTTTTTACGAGGTAACCATGAGAACCGTATTAGTAGGGCAGTAAACAACAACCCTATGTTAGAAGGATTGATGAGCTATGACCATTGTGACACTAAGGATTGGGAAGTACATGACTTCCTCAAGCCTGTATTCATTGAAGGTGTAGGGTTTAGTCACTACTGGCCTGTAGGTGCTATGGGTAGACCAGCAGCCTCTCCAGCAGCTATCATTAGTAAGCTGCACATGAGTTGCATTGCAGGTCACCAGCAGGGTAAACAAATAGCCTACGGTAAGAGAGCAGATGGTAAGCCTATTGCAGCTATCATAGCAGGTAGCTACTATATGCATGATGAGAGTTACATGGATCAGCTAAGTAATAGACATTGGCGCGGTCTGGTAGTGTTGAATGACGTTAAGGATGGTGGCTTTGATGAGATGCTACTGTCTATTGAGTACTTGCAAAGGAAGTATAGTGAAAACATTTGAATCTAAACACTGTGGTAGTTGCTTCTATCGTGATTTGCAGTCTCAATGTGGTAACTGTGAAGCTACGTTGAGTATGCCGACTAAGTGGATTGACCGTAGTATTTATATTGATAGTGGTATTAAGATACCAGCGGAAGACTTGAAGGATAAGCCAGTGGAAGACGTTACAGCTTACAAGGTGTTTAAGCAGCTAGAGGCACGGCTGATAACTGATAGTTCGTTGATTGGTAAGTATCAAAAGCCGCTACCACGCCCTACACCAACGTTAGGTGTGAAGTATGATAGTAGTAAGCCTCGTTGGTCCCTGTTGCCATGGAAGCAAACATCAGAGGTAGTTGAAGTATTAACACTAGGATCGGAGAAGTATGCAGATGATAATTGGAAGGTTGTACCTAATGCTCCTACTCGATACTTGGATGCTGCTCTTCGGCACATCACAGCTTGGACAGCAGGTGAACGAACAGATACAGAAACAGGTAAATCGCATCTAGCACACGCAGTATGCTGTCTGTTGTTTATGATGTGGTTTGATGATAACAAGAAAGATACTAAATGACTAAGATTACACCATACCAAGAGTACATTGGTAAATCACGGTA